GAAAGGCTCTCGGCACTCGCGGCACGCTATGCGGCGACTGTGGGACTCGATGTGATTTGGGTTGGTCGAGGGAAAGGCTCTCGGCACGTAGTTTCAGCCATCCCGTTGATGAAATTCATGAAAGTGATTTGGGTTGGTCGAGGGAAAGGCTCTCGGCACTTCGATCAGTATTGGATTGCCCGCCTCGCTCTGCGTGATTTGGGTTGGTCGAGGGAAAGGCTCTCGGCACATTGTCGGCGGAATTGATTGGGGACGAAGCCATGAGTGATTTGGGTTGGTCGAGGGAAAGGCTCTCGGCACAAGTGGCTTGGAAACAAATTGATCTCACTCGGCGTGGTGATTTGGGTTGGTCGAGGGAAAGGCTCTCGGCACGTTGAACTCGGAAATAGGATCATCGAAATCACCGAGTGATTTGGGTTGGTCGAGGGAAAGGCTCTCGGCACAGACTGGAGTAGACCCGGAAAAGATTAACAGCAAAAGTGATTTGGGTTGGTCGAGGGAAAGGCTCTCGGCACAAGCCGCGCAGCCGCCACTCTGTCCAACACGCTTCAGGTGATTTGGGTTGGTCGAGGGAAAGGCTCTCGGCACTTGGCTGAAGTGTCACCAGTGTCACCGTGTCCCCGGTGATTTGGGTTGGTCGAGGGAAAGGCTCTCGGCACCTTGTGGGTACTACCTGCAATTGCTGACGTGGTGCGGGTGATTTGGGTTGGTCGAGGGAAAGGCTCTCGGCACTGAAGTGATCACACGTCGCTCTACGGTGAATGACGTGATTTGGGTTGGTCGAGGGAAAGGCTCTCGGCACTTGAGGAGCAGGAGCTCGCGCTCGAATTCAAACCGAATCGTGATTTGGGTTGGTCGAGGGAAAGGCTCTCGGCACAACAGGAGTAGAAATTATCGTTTTGAAAATACAGGTGATTTGGGTTGGTCGAGGGAAAGGCTCTCGGCACGACAAGGGAGTCAGGTAAAGTTTCGCAGGCTACCGGCGAAAGCGATTAAAGGAGAAGAAGCAAAGCAGTAACAACTATGACTCAATCCGACAATTCCTCACAAACTAAAGAGAAAGAAGAAAACACTTGCGCGGAATCCCAAACTGCGCATATGCTTAGCCCGACAAGTTTAAGGCTGGTCGTGATTATGATCCGCCGCGCGCTCGCGGGCGCGATAAAGCTCTGCGATGAACTCGTCGAGCAGCTGAAAACCAAATAGGCTTCGGCCCGGTGAAATAACCGGGACACGCGCCGTCCAATTCGCAGCTTTGCGCCGACTGAAATAAATCGGAATGCCGCTGCGGTGTTGGGCGGCTTTTCGTTTTTAAGGTCACACAAACTACACACTTTATGAAAATAACACCGATCAGAATCGCAGCCCTCGCAACCCTTCTCCTACTCGCTGCTTCCTTCACGTCCGCGCAGGACAAAGCGCAGCCTGACAAACTGAAACTGTCGGTCGGCTTCACCAACACCGAATACTCGTTCGAGTCTCTGTTTTCGACCGAGTACCAGCAGGGCCTGACGGCCGAGCTCGACGCGCGGATGTTCAAGAAAAGCGCCTTCCGGCTTGGCGGCGTCTTTCAGTACAACCGCTCCGCGATCGGCGCCGATATCCCGCTCGATACCTACAGCTTCGGGCCGCAGCTCTCGGTTGACCTGGCGAAAGGCTTCGTCTCCCCGTTCGGTCACGCCCTCTTTGGCTTCAGGACCTCATACAGCGGCGACCGGGTATTCACGCGCACTTACGGCGCCGGGGTGGATATAAACCTGGGCCATGTGTTCATTCGCCCCGTGGTCGTTGACTGGATTCGCACCGAAGGATTGCTTTCGCCAGCGACGCAGCGCTTCGGCGCGGGTGTCGGCGTCAGATTCTAAAGCTGCTGAGCATTGTCGCAAGTTCCGGCCCCCAGGCTTACCTATCCCCCGCGTAGGTGCGGAAATGCAGCAAACTGAATCTATGCCGCTCAGTGAAACCATCATAACCGCGAGCGTGTCCGCCGCTGTCGGATGGCTCGCCAGTTCAGTAACCAAGATCAGTAAATCCGAGTTCAAGGATGCGGTGAAGCGCCTCGACTTGCTGGAAAAAGACCTAGCCGGGCGTATGACTCGCGCCGAATTCGAGCAGGCGTTTAACAAGGTTGATTTGTTGGTTAGGGAATTTCGCGCCGAGACTCGGGCCGAGTTCAAGGAACTAAAGAACGAGTTGAAGGCGAAGGTTTGATTTTCGGCCCCTGGTGATGCGCCGTTCGATAGTACGGGAGCACACGAACGGCAGGGACGCAACGCGCCGGGGGCCGAAGCTACAATTCAAAAGGGTGTGCTCCTCCTCGTTTTTCTCTCCTTCGAGGAGTCGAGCTCCGTTGGATGGCGCGCCGCGAGGTGCTTTGTGGCGCGCGTTTCCGGCGGAGCTTTTTCTTTTTATGGCTACGCGTCGCAGGGAACAACGTTACATCGAATTCCGCGAGCTGCGGTGGCTCGTGCCGAACGCTGAATGGGGCGCGTACCTTCGCCAGAAGCTGACCGTGCGCGTCAGCAAGCGCGTCGCGCAGCCACGCTGCGGCGTCGATGTTGTATGGGAAGCCGGGAAGCATCTCCTGCGCGATCGCGAGCGGGGAATCGAAGTCTCCATTCCCTCGACCTGGCCGAAGGAGTCTGACGCGATCAAGGACCCGCGGTACTTAGCCGACCCGGTCCGGCGCCAGCGCGAGATCCTGGAGACTTACGGCGTGGATCGGGGTGGTTGGAAGGCGGCCTCCGGTGGGCGATAAGTATAACTGCGGCTGCAGGAGCGGAAAAAGTTGCTTTCTCACCTATAGTCAGGCGCAGGCCGAGGTCAAGCGGTTCAAGGTTCGGCGCGCGGCAATCAAGATCGCCGGATGGTTTCTGGGAGCGTACCGTTGCAAATTTTGCGGCCATTTTCACGTCGGCAATGCTGAAAAGAGCGGAGACAGGCGTCGCAGTCAACCTCGCGATGATGATTGAGCCCCGTGATTACCGACACCGAGATCGTCACGCTCGACGGCCAATATAGCCCGCAGGAGGCCAGACACCGCTTCGAGGCGCGAGCGGCCGGGATTCAATATAAGCGGCTGGAGCTGAAGGCCATGGACGGAGCCCCGATCACAGGTGAGATCAGTTACAACGGCATGAGATTGGTCTTTTGCGCCGACGGCAGCCTGAAGGTCTGGTACGACTCGACGGTGCGGGTGAGATCGGACAACGGAGCAGGGAACAGAGAGAACACCGCGAGCCTTTGCGGGCATTACGAATTCATCCCACGTCCGGCCAGTGGGACACAGGCCTTATCGCATTCGAGCAGGCCGACCGAATTGCAATGAAGAAATCGGTTAAATCAAAGCCCAGGCAGGTGAAAAGAAAACCGCCCGAACCCGGCGCGCAGCGGCGTGAAATCGCCGAATTGCGCGAGCGGATCGAGGCGCTCACGGTCGAGGTCGCGTCGCTGCGCGCGATCGTGGCGCCGTCGTCGGGCGGTTCCGTTCACCTGGTGAATGGGCTGATTGATCCGCCGGGGCCGGACTGGGGCGCTTAATTCGCATGGCTGAGACAAGCGATAACGAGACCAAAGCCACGACTCTCCGAATCAGCCCGAAGGGGCTTGATCTGATCAAGCGCTTCGAAGGCCTCAGGCTCGAAGTTTATTTGGACACCGTTGGGATCAAAACCGCCGGTTACGGCACAACCGGCCATGGCGTCGCCGAGATGACCGTCGGCGCGCCGATCACGCAGGCACAGGCCGATGCGTGGATTGCCGAGGACGCGCGGGCGTTCGAATCCGCGGTGAACGCTTTCGTCAAGGTCCCGCTCAATCAGAATCAGTTCGATGCGCTTGTGTCGTTCGTCTATAACCTCGGCGCGAACGCATTGAAGAGTTCCACGCTGCTCAGGCTGCTGAACGTCGGGGCCGCGGAGGCGGCGGCTGAAGAGTTTTTGAAGTGGACGAAGGCCGGCGGCCGAAGGCTTCCGGGTCTCGTCAAACGCAGATCGGCCGAGAGGGAATTATTCCTTTCGGCCGTAAAAGGAGAACACCATGGGTAGTTTTGATTGGAAATCGTGGGGCAAGGGGCTGCTCGCGGCTATCACCGGGGCCGCGGTGAATAGCGTGGTAACGACCACGGCTCTGACGCTGACGGGAACGCCGGTTGGTCTCAAGACGATCGGCGTGGCGGCCGGCGGCGCCGCGCTCACGACGGTGGTCGCCTATCTCAAGCAGAGCCCGCTTGGGGTGAGCCAGGTCGCCTTCGATCCGACGAAGAAATAGTTGATGACGGAAGTGACGCTGCAGGCTCCGCATTCTTACGAACCGAAGGCCAAGCGCTTCGTGCTTCACACCTTGAGCCAGGCCGTCGCTCACGCGCAGTCATGGGACGAGGTGGAGAGCGGTTGTGAGGCGATCGCAAACGCGCTCCGGATCGCGAAGGATCTCGAAGCCGAAGCCTTACGCGCGAACTCTTCGGCGGCTTCCCTTGATCAGCTCAAGGCCCTTGGCCGCGAGATCGCGGAATATAAAGTCTTCGACGCCCGAGGATGCCCGACTATCGATGGCGAGAAATAGAGCGACGCCTCCGGCGCGTAATTGAATTCAACGGAAAAGGACGAGTCAAATGAATCAACCGATTATTCTTAAAGGCATCGTCGCCTCGAAATTCCTCGATCCGAATAATGAGGTCATTCTCTCCCTACAGACATCTTCGTCGTATATTCCGCAAGCTATGGATGAGTCTGGCAAATACGAATTCATGCCGCACTTCAGCGTAACCTTGCGCGCTGCCGACCTTGGCGATCCGCCGATCGGCGCGACGGTCCAGATTACGGTCGAGTTGTCCTGAGTATCGAATGGCCGCGCCAAAGAAACGCAAACAGCGCAATTACTCGGATAAGGAGAAAGCCTCCGCGCTCGTGATCCTCGATTTCTGCGGGGGCAACGAGTTGAAGGCTGCGCGAAAACTCGGTATCCCTCGTATCACTCTCCGAGAATGGGCGCAGGGGCGAGTTAATACTGACGTGTCGGAAAGTCGACACGAAAAAAAAGCGGATCTCGCGGAATTGCTCGAAGAGACCGTCGTCGCCTCGCTCGAGCAGAAAAAGGCTGATCCCTCGAAGATCTCCGGCATCGAGACCGCCGCATTCATTGACAAGCTGCTTCTGCTGCGCGGCGAGCCCAACACGATCTCCAAAGACGTGACGCACGCCTCGCCGGAGCGCCGGCGCGAGCGAATTCTTGAACTGGTGGAAAAGGCGAAGGTTGCTTGAGTCGGCTTGATCTCTCAAAACTCACCGAGGCTGAGGCGCGCGAGTTGGAGACGCTGCTCTCGATTGAGGCCCGCACGAGCCCATACTCGCCGCACGAGCCGACGGATCGCCAGCGGCTCTTTCTCGATCTGCCGCACCTTGAAGCGTTTTATGGCGGCAGCGCCGGCGGTGGGAAATCGGACGCTCTCTTGATGGCGGGGTTGCAATACGCCGACGTCCCGAAGTATTCGGCCCTGATTCTGCGGCGTACGTTTCAAGACCTGGCGAAGCCCGGGGCGCTTCTCGATCGCTCACGCGAATGGCTGCAAGGCTCCGGCGCGCAGTGGAATGATCAGCGAAAGCAATGGCGCTTTCCGAGTCGCGCCGTGCTGGCGTTTGGGTACTTGGAAAACGACGCTGACGTTTACCAGTACCAATCGGCCGAATATCAGTTCGTCGCCTTCGACGAACTGACGCAGTTTACGGCGCGGCAGTACACTTATTTGTTTTCGCGCCTGCGACGTCTCGCGGAGACTGACGTGCCGATCCGGATGCGCAGCGCGTCAAACCCGGGAGGAATCGGCGCCGATTGGGTATACGAGCGATTCATTCCCGACGACTGGCAGCCGGAAGACGCTGAAGCGCTACGCGTTCACGAGAAACAGGGTCGCGCCTTCGTGCCGGCGAGGCTCGAAGATAATCCCTTTCTCGATCAGGCGACTTACGAGCGATCGCTTGCGGAGCTTGACGAGGTCACGCGCGCGCAACTGCGCCGCGGCGACTGGCGGATCAGGCCGCAGGGCAATATCTACAAGGCTTGGACAGACGGCCCAGACTCGCATCACGTCATTACCTGGTCGCAATTTGCGAGCGTATTCGGCGAGCGGCGGATTCCTTTGCACTGGCTCGGCGCCTGCGGCCAGGATTGGGGCTTCGATCCGGATCCATGTGCGACTATTTGGAACTTCGTCGCGGCTGAGAACTCGCCAAAGGTTGATGGCGTTCCGTTATCTGGCTCGATCTTCGTGCCGCAGATCCTGACGTCTCAGGGCGAGATCCCCGATCATGTCGGCGAGAAGATCAAGCTGATTGAGGCCGAGAACGGCTGGGCGAGCCGTATTCAGTATCGCGTGATGTCGCACGAAGCCAGCTCACAACAGGAAACCTACCGGATCAAAAGCGGTCTGGCGTTCTCGAAATGGAAGCCGGATGCGCACGGCGGGATTGCGCAGATGCAGCACGCTTTAAAACTGCGAGATCTCGACAAGCCGCATCCGTTCAAGTCGTGGCTCCAGGGCCGGCCGAACTATTACGTTATCGTGCCGGATGATCAGATGATCAACCCGAAAGGCGACGAAGGCTTAGCTATGCTGCGCGCTGAATTCCGCGAGTACAAGTATATCGAGCAGAAGGTCACGGAGAGCAAAGGCTCGAATCGGATTCTGCCTTTCGACCATTTTAATCACTTTATGGATGCCCAGCGCGGGATTGCGGCGCGATGGTTCCCGGCGGCCAAGGCGATGACACTTCATGAAAAAGTGGAGGACCGTATTCCGGAAGGCCAAAGATATGAAGATCTACGCGAGCGCGCGCCGTTTGGTGAAGGGCTGACGCCGGAAGCCGAATTAGCGTACGTGCTGGCCAGGCAGCGCGCGAAGAAGCAGGTAAAACCCGCGATTCAACGTTTCGATGAATTTGGGAGGCGGATTGATTGAATTCATTCGCAATATTCTCCGCGCCAGATCCGCCGGCCATTCCTGGCGCTATTCACTTTATTGCGCGCGAGCAGCGCGTTTTCTTCATAACTATAGGAATCGATGATGACACATCAAGAAGCATTAAATATCGCCGGGCAGGCCTGGGACCGGGTCAAGACTGACGATGATCCACTGTTTGTAAAGTGCTCGCACGAGCACAGATTGCGCCTCGCTTACAAGGTCGAGAGCGTGGCGAAGACTGGTCGCCTCGAAGACGATTTCGACTGCGAGGCGTATCGCATTCTGAATCCGCCGCGGGCTGTTTCACCGGTCACGCCTATACCTGAGGCGCCGCCAGCACCCGCGAGCGAGACGCCTGCGCCGGCCGGCGAAGAGGTTGTTGCGCCTGAATGCGGCGACGACGTTCCCATTGAAGGCCAAAGCGGGACCGACGCGCCGGATAACTCAGGCGCGGAGCCGTCGGCGCCCGCGCAAGAACCTGCGCCGAAGCCGACGCGGGCCAGGGCGAAGAAATAGCTCGCCAGTTACGACCGTTTCGATTA